GAAAAAATCGGTGCAGACGTAAAGGGTAAAAAGGTGACATTGCCATATTTCATGGGTTCTATGGACAAAATCAAGCCCGATACAAATGCGTTGTCGTCATGGATGCAAAAATACAGTGGACCATATATATTATCATGTAAACTAGACGGTGTAAGTGGTTTATACACGACAGAAAACGGCGAACAAAAATTATACACGCGCGGAAACGGAAAGGTGGGACAAGAAATAACTCATTTAATACGAACACTGAATATGCCGAACCCCGACGAAGAAGAAATCGTCGTTCGTGGCGAGTTTATCGTGAAGAAGCAAGTGTTTATAGAGAAATATAAATCCACATTCGCCAATCCACGCAATATGGTGTCAGGAATTATCAACAAGAAAACAGTAGACACCAAAGCAACGGACCTTCATTTCGTAGCATATGAACTGATCAAGCCTGAATTGAAGCCAAGTGACCAAATGAAGAAAATGGAAGAACTCGGTTTCGAAGTGGTCCAAAATAAAACCGAGACTACATTAAGCAACAAAATGTTATCAGACACGCTCGTATCTTGGCGAGACAATTATGAATACGAAATAGATGGTGTAATTGTAGCAGATGACAATATTTACACACGAAAAGACGGCAATCCCGACCACTCATTCGCATTCAAGATGGTGCTAACAGACCAAGTCGCAGAAGCAAAAGTAGTGGATGTAATATGGACTCCAAGTAAAGCCGGATATTTGAAGCCTCGCGTTCGCATTGAGCCAATTCATTTGGGTGGCGTCAAAATAGAATACGCCACGGGGTTCAATGGTAATTTCATTGAGGCCAATAAAATCGGCGTGGGCGCATTGATCCAAATCATCCGCAGTGGTGATGTAATTCCGTATATCAAAACGGTAACAGTTCCCGCGGAAACCGCGAAAATGCCCGATGTGTCGTATCATTGGACGGAGAGCCATGTGGATATTGTGTTGGATAATGTATTTGAAGACGAGACCGTGCGAGAAAAGAACATTACAGACTTCTTCACTACATTGGGTGTAGATGGATTGTCGCGAGGTAACGTGAAACGTATCATGAAGACTGGAAACGACAGCGTGGCCAAAATATTGAAAATGACGGAAGAAGATATGACGAAAGTAGATGGGTTCAAAGAAAAAATGGTGAAGAAAATATACGAAGGTATCAAAACAAAGGTGGAAGGTGCCACACTAGTGGATGTGATGGTCGCATCTAACATGATGGGACGAGGGATGGGTGTAAAGAAACTCACACCCATTATGAAAGAATATCCCGATGTATTAACGTCGTCAGATAATGCAACAATAAAAGAAGGTAAATTGCAAAAGATTCAGGGTATTGGAAAAGAGAACGCGCGCAGTTTTGTAGAAAATATTCCAAGATTTATGGGATTTTTGAAAGAAACTGGATTAGAAACCAAACTAGGTTCTCAATCTAATGAAAATAAGAATGAAATGGTTGAAGAGAAAAAGAAAACAGTAGATACATCTCACCCATTATATGACAAACATATTGTAATGACAAAAGTGAGGGACAAGGCCATTATAAGCAACCTGGAACGCATTGGTGCGCATTTGGATAATACAATGGGTAAGAAAACACACATTCTCATTACGAAGTCGCACGAGGATGTGTCAAATAAAACGAAATATGCAACTACCAATAATATTCCGATTATGACACCAGATGAGTTCACTGCAAAATACTTTGCAAATTAGGCGTATACCGGAATTAAGTCGATATCAAGTATTTTGATATTTTTTTTGGAGGCAATTTTGTTGGACATTTCAAAACGAGAAAATGTGGAATGTTTCAACTGCTCGTCGGGACTATGCCTATGTACGGTTCGGGCAATCATTTTATATAGTTTGAACCCAGGATAACGCTCGTCTCCGGAACGTTTATACAATATATTTTTCCCATTATCATCAGAGCACCATCGGCATACTGTGCGCTGAAGTTCGTCCAAATGGTCGGCATTGAAAAAACTGGCGTCTTCCATAATAAAGTCAAATAGAGAACAACCTAGACGGCATAAATCAAAGCTATAGTTCGGATCAATGCGTTTATTATCGTCGTCGAAAAAGGGCTCAGTATTGTATTGTGTAGATGCATCACCGCCCGGTGCGAAGCTATCGCTACAGAATATGCGCCCATTGAACGTATATATGCTGCGACCGAAGTCAATCAGTTTGTATATTCTTCCAAATGTGGGAACTTTATAAAGTTGCTTTTTATATCGATAATACAAATACGATTTGTCGGTATTCGTATACATAATGTTATTCGTATGTAAATCATTATGTGTAAATCGGAACGCTTTTTGATATGTAATAAGGATCATGATAACTTGCATCATTGCTGCGATACCCTGTTCGCAGTCAATTTCTTGTTTGTCGAATAATTTATCTATGGTGCCGTCGCATTTTTCAATACATGTGGCCAGTATGGGGAAGTCTTTGATGAATGCATATAACGAGCCAACCGAAGTGCATGTACTAGTAGAGCATGTATCGTCATCGTCATCGTCGGAAAAATGAACGGTGTCAATACCGGATTCATCCGTGCTATTGCTGACTTCGCTGTTAACGGTGGAGTCATCCGATTCGTCGTTTGCGTTATTTGCGAGAACCATGATATTATCTGACGAACAGTCTTGTTGATAAACGGGTTCCAAATCACTAGCAGAAATATCATTTATATCTGTAATATCTTGGTCCAAGTTCTCAACAGTAAAGTTATGTTGATTGGTTCGAGAAATGTGTAATTTAACTCGGTTCTTTCTGGATTCGTTTTCAAACATATTGATAAGGTGGGTGTCGCGTAAAAATATTTTGTCATCCCGAATATTGCGGAAATATGTGGAACTATGTAAATATTCCAAATCGTCGACAATATCCAGCATAAAGTGCTTTTGAATACCCATAAACGAGCCATAAAAGTCAATACCGTGAACAAAAAAGTTATGATGAAGTAATTGACTGGACAAATAATAGAAAAAGTTGTCAATATATGCTGCATTATGGGGGGTGCATATTTTATTCATACAAGGGGCATCCGATCCGATATTAAAAGGGGTAGGCAATACAAACGGTTTGTCGGTTTTATATTTGCCTACCACGTAATGGACTGGGTCTACCAGAGGAGAATATTTGATGAAAACTGGTTTGGACACGGGATTTTTAGATGCATTCTCTTCGACAACATTCATATTTACAAATTGGTATTGTTGGTTTAGAGCAATTTTGTTATAGTTGTTCTCGGTGATTTCAAAAAGTTCATTATAAATCGGATTATAATGCTGTAATTGTGTGATGTGAAACGGATTATATGGTTCGGGAACAGTTTCACAAATGGGCTCGGTAGTTGCATTGGCAACTAAAAATGACACATCAAAGGATTTTATTTTGGAATATCCAAGCGAAAACTTGGGATATGGTTCTCTTTGACTTGACATAAACAATATTATAATATTTTGTATAACTGGTTGGTATATTATAATTTTTACTAAACAAACACATTACAGTATGGATACGTTCAATATGAAGTAAGATAGTATGCACATAGTGTAAATAACCCAATCACAATATGTCATTAGAAATGAGAAAGTTTAATATGCGGGAGATTACATTTAAGCCAAATGAGAACAAGGGGCCAGTGATAGTGATGATTGGTCGTCGTGATACGGGTAAATCTTTCTTGGTTCGTGATTTATTATTTTATCACCAAGATATTCCAATCGGCACCGTGATTTCGGGGACAGAAGCGGGAAATGGATTTTATTCTGCACATGTTCCACGCCTATTTATCCACGAAGAATACAATACAGTGTTGATTGAGAACATTTTGCGACGTCAAAAGACAGTATTAAAGCAAATGAACAAAGAAGTCGCATCATATAACAGGACAACAATAGATCCTCGTGCATTCGTTATTCTAGACGATTGTTTGTATGACCAGTCATGGACGCGAGATAAGATGATGAGATTGCTTTTCATGAACGGTCGTCATTGGAAGATCATGTTAATTATTACTATGCAATATCCATTGGGTATCCCACCAAACTTGAGAACCAATATTGATTATGTGTTCATATTGAGAGAACCATATTTGACAAATAGAAAGCGTATCTGGGAAAACTACGCGAGTATGTTTCCTACCCTGGAAGCATTTTGTGCAGTGATGGACCAAACCACCGAAAATTACGAATGCTTAGTGATAAACAATAATTCAAAGTCTAATAAACTGAACGACCAAATATTCTGGTATAAGGCCGAAAATCATCCCGATTTTCGCTTGGGTTCAAAAGAGTTTTGGGATATATCGAAAAATATGGGCTCGGATGATGAAGACGAGGCATATGACCCGAGCAAATCAAAAAAGAAGACTGGACCAACGATTAATGTGAAGAAATCACAATGGTAATAATTTACGGAAAAAACAGCATAAAGAATACAAACAATATATATTGTGCCTTTGTGGCTCAGTGGCAGAGCATTAGTCTTGTAAACTAAAGGTCCCGAGTTCAATCCTCGGCGAAGGCTAGCCTTCATGGCTCAGTTGGTTAGAGCATTTGCTTAGTAAGCAAAAGGTCCCGAGTTCGAATCTCGGTGAAGGCTAAAAAAATACATGTATTGTATATACGTATTTTTTAATACAATGAGCACCAAGCCAATTTTAGCAAGAGACTTGATGTCCGCTGATACTGCTTCGGAGTTGGGTAAGTTTGTAAAGGGAGTTTCATACAAATTGAAACATCGCAACAAACATTTACTCAAAACAGGTGTGGAGGTGAACCCAGATGATCCATATGATTATCAAGACGGCGATATTTTGACGACAAGTGATAAAGACTGGATAGAACGTGTTTCAAAGATAAAGCCAATGCCTTCCATAATGGCAGTTGGTAGTTTACGTTCATTGGGGCCAATTAAGTTGGGTACTATTTACCGTTTTACCAATGTGTATAGTCGCAATCCACGAAAGCTCACCTATACTAAGGGGAATACCGAAATAATCGGCAAGGTTTCCCACATTGAACATAGCATTCGTATGATGAACAACAAACCCGAAGATGCAACGATTCAACTGTTGATGACACCAATCCATTGTACCAAGAACTTGAATTGCGATATCAATTCTGGGTCAGACACACCCGATGGAGTGTATCTTAGAGACCAGCGTTTCATTTACACTGCTACAACCGGAGTTAAGTCCGAAGAAACGCTTGGAATATATCTCAATAATTTTGAGCCAGTTGATTTCACCGAAACTGAAAATGGCGAGTTCATGGTGACCGGAGATTTGAAGCGAGCACAGAAAGAAGTCGGCACTTTACGTAGCATGAATATTCCTCGCACAAGTGATGTTATGGATACTATTTTTTCGTATTTGACACCACTTCCTAAGAAAAACGCAAAAAGTGTAAGGAGACCCAAAAAAGGTGCCACTATTAGAAGCAGTCCTTCTAAGACACGCAAGAGGTCCAAGTCCAAGTCCAAGTAAGGAAATCTAGCCAATATCGGTTTACAATATGAATATTCAAATTGTAAAGCGCACAAAATTGATTATTTATCATTGTATAATAGAATACACAATAAACAACCTAATATAAAATGGATAGTCAATATCTGATGATTTACACCTATGCAAATAAAAAAAAGCGTAAGCCAATACCAGAAAAAATAGAGAGCTGTGTGCCATTAAAGGAAGAACTATATTCAATAATGAAACACAAATCAGTATGTAGCGGCAAGCGCAAATGGATGAGACGTTTTAGTAAAAATCTCAATCCATTATTATTTGGTCAGCAACCCACTCGGGTTCGGTTTTCCAATGAAATATTGACAGACGACGACTTATCTGATGATGAAAATGAACGGGAATAATGTTTATGTCTTACTCCTTGGTTTCTGGTGTAGATTCTTTGATGCTCTTTGCCAAGTTTTCATTATATTCGCGGGTCGCCTCTTCGGTGGTGGCTTCGCGTTCATCAAAATTGACCGTTTCAGTAACACCAATTAAATTGCCCTCATCGTCCATGGATTGGGTAAGAACATTGCCACTCTTTTTTGCCTTTTCAATGTTATCAATAATAGCTTGCTTCTTTGTTTCGCGCACACGCTCTTCAAACTCCTTCTTCGCCATTTCCTCATTCTTCATTTTTTCTTTGTGTAGGGCGTTTAATTCCTCTTCCAAATATTCGACGCGGCCGGTCTTGTAAGCCTCGGGGTCCCACGGGATCCACACCCCGACGGGGCCAACGAAAATATCGTGATTGGGGTCTTGCTCGCGAAGCTTCTTACATTTGTTTTCGGCTTCGTCTTGGCTGGGGAACACGCCACGAATCTTGAGCCCGCGCACAGATGTCTGGAACTTGTGTTCTTTGTTGAAAGCTTCCATAACCTTCTCTTCTTGCTTGTCAATAAAGTTCTTGTAGTCGTTTTCAATGCCGGACTTGCGGAGCTTATCGGTTTCTTCTTTCACAAAGTCATTGAAATCGTCAATTAGTGTTTCAGACTTAAGATTGTATTTGTAGGCGATAAAGTGGATAAACTCAAAATATCGTTCCATTGATTTAGAGAACTCCCATTGCTTGACGAATTGGTCGAAGAGAAATACTTCGCGCTTCTTTACTATTTTCTCGGGTGAGACGAAGGACATGCATGCGAACTTTTGTCCCGCAATAGGTTGGTCCTCATCGCATAAATCAACGTATTTAGGATTTTGTTCACCGTTGGGCAAGGTTTTACGTTCGAACTCCGTCATATATGATATTTTTTGGTAGAACCGTTTATATCATTATAGTAAGATTATATATTTGCATTTTTACCGAAAAAAAATGTTATAATATAATATAATATGTTCGAAAATAACGAGCTTGTGAAGCGTGCTATCAAATATTTAATCGAGGGTCTCGCCGTCGCATTATGTGCGTTGTTAATCCCCCGCAAGGCTTTAAACCTTGAGGAGATTGTCATCATCGCCTTAACTGCCGCCGCCACCTTTAGCATCTTGGATGTCTTTATCCCCGCTATGGGATCTAACGCCCGCACTGGTGCTGGTATGACATTGGGAAGTTCCCTTGTCGGCGGTATCCGCATCGCAGCCTAAGCGGAGCAAAAAAGCGGAGCAAAAAAGCGGAGCAAAAAAGCGGTAAAAATACAACCATAATATGATTATTTTCATAATATGATTTCAAAACGTCAAGATTTTATTTCCAATATAGATGAGCGAAAAGAACAAAATACCAAACAAAATATAATACATTAGTTTTTCGCTAACATAACCATAATTCACCAAATAAGAACCGATCGAAATACCAACAACATTACCTAAAACAACTAATAGTCCTTCATATAGTGGCAAATGTCCTTTTTTTGAATACATATACACGCCAGGTATGGACTGTGGTAACAATTGCATCAATAATCCAATCGCAATTGCATTGTGTATAGTCAATCCCGAATACACCAATAATGGTATGAGTAATATTCCTGAACCGATACCCACTGTCCCAATCGTTATACCAGTAATAAGTCCGATTAGAACAAATTGCAACATATCTATAACAAATAAGCAGATATTTTGCATGTCAGATAGATATCTCAAATGTCTAACTCCATCATGTAGCGAACAAGGAGGGTAAACACGACGGTATGGACGGCGAGTCCCATCATTGTGGGGCATCCCTTGGACACTAGTTTACCGACAAAGCCTCCCAATAAAGCATTGGTGATACCGTATGTGAAAGGAGCAATTACCAAGATGAACGCAATCACCGTGTAGAAAGTGAAGCGCCACTAGTCCATGGCAGAAGGAGTCTTCATATGACATTCCTTGCATTCACTGCACTCACCCGAACCCGCTTCTGTCTTGGTCTCGTCTTTTTTCTCTACATGGTCTTTTTTCTCGTTGTTGAAGTCTTGCATAAGTACGTACGTATTTATATTATATACGTATACAAATTATCAAAAAAACTATCCAAAGAGAAGAATTATATGTATATCACAAACATGTTAACAACATTAACGCGCATACTATATGGAGTTAGCATTTTTTCGCCTCTATTGTCGTTTTACACACCGAACCAACTGCGTAGACAAACGAACCGCTTTATGATTCCGCATGGCCGTCAATCAAATAACCGCAATTATCCATTTTCGCGATATTATTATGAAAAATACCTAAAGCGCCTCAATTCCAGGAATGCATCCGTTCAAACGCAGGCGATTATGGGAGAAGGCGAGCCGTCTTATTTTGACCATATATCCCGGAATTTTCGCTCTGAACCAAAACCAGATTTACAGAATACTATCCACACAGACGGAAATAGCGACAATACAAATGACACTGATACGGCTCCATATGGATTCCGTATTATCATTAATCCTGGAATGGCTACTATGTCAGACGATGATTTTGACGAGAATGATCCGGAAGCAGCATTATACAATATGTTCCGACAGCAGGCGAACCCTCGCGCGTCTGGAGAAACCCCGAGTAATCGTAGGACGGGAAAGCAGAGTAAAGGTAAAAACTTCGAATTGGTTACAAATAACGATCATACGTTTTCAAATGTGGGTGGGTATAGAAAAGTTAAAGCAGAGCTATTGCAAACGGTTGATATTCTCACCAACTATACAAAGTATTCTCCGTACAGCGTGCGTGTACCAAAGGGTCTCATATTTGAAGGTCCGCCTGGAAATGGAAAGACATTACTCGCGAAAGCGCTTGCTGGAGAGGCACAATCAAATTTTATTGCGGTATCTGGGGCAGAGTTTCAAGAAAAATATGTTGGAGTGGGGGCTTCTCGTATACGTGAGTTATTTTCTTTTGCGAGTGAGAATACACCATGCATCATATTTATTGACGAAATTGATGCGCTGGGTAAAGCGCGCGCGAATGACGGTGAAACCTCGTCAAGTGAGAGAGATGCCACATTAAATGAGCTGCTGGTCTCGTTAGATGGATTTAAAAATGCGAGTGGCGTATTTGTAATCGGTGCAACGAACCGTCCAGATATGTTAGATCCCGCATTGGTGCGCCCTGGTCGTATTGACAAGCGCGTGTATATAGGAAATCCCGACGAAGAGACGCGCCGTTCTATATTATTGATTCATATTAAGGGAAAACCACATGATGTGACAATTAATATGGACAATTTGGTGGATTTGACAAATGGGCTGTCTGGAGCACAAATAGAAAACTTGCTGAATGAAGCCATGTTGTATGCGTTGCGACAAAATCGCGTATATTTCACGCAACCAGACATTGATGAGTGTTTGAACCGCATATTAGTGGGTTGGCAGCCAACCGACCATCAATTTACACAAGATATAATTGACCACATTGCCATTCATGAATTGGGCCACGCGGTAGTGGGGTTGCTGGCAAAGCATCATGCCAAAATGAAAAAGGTCATAATCAATTTATCTGCACCAAATACACCGGCATACACTGTTTTCGATAACCCAACATCCAACATTATGACGCGCGAAGCATTATTTGAGCATTTGATGATATTGTTGGCAGGTCGTATTGCAGAAGAAATCTTTTATGGGGTTTCCGTTACAACCGGAGCAATCAATGATTTTGAACAAGCAATGAAGTTGGCGGAAAAGATGATTATGTATTATGGCATGGGAAAAGACGTTTTGTATCCAAGTATGAGTGATACATACAAAGAAAAAATAGACAATGAAGTTTCGTCAATGATTCATGAGGCGTATGGATGCGCGGAGTTTATTATTCGCAATTCTAAGGGTCTAATACAAGAAGGAGCCGATATGTTACAGAAAAACCGCATTTTGACGGCTACCGAACTGGAAGACATTATTGTAGACCGCTATAGTGATGTGCTCAATTTGAAACTGTAAAACATCATAATAACAACAACATCATAATAACAACATAACAAATAGTATTTACTTGTTATGTGGTAAACTGTTCTATACAGTAGGAAAATACGCCCAGTCTAATTCATTGCATACTTTTTTCCATATCATATCTTGTTCCAACTGTTTTTCACGGTCTTTCATCATAGGTATGAAAGGTAAATATTGCGTTTGATCTAGCAATACACATAATTGGTAAAGGGTATACGTATAATTGAAAAAGTTGGTGCGACTGGGTGGACAATGCATAGCCCACGGCTGCTGTATTTCAATAAAAAGGATGCAAAGTGTTTCGTGTAGTTCTTCATTCATAATGGGCGGTTTTATACCGAAAAGTGAATTGATATACTGAATATGTTCGAAATACTTGTTGAGGCCGAGTTTGCGCAATATTTCGCGCATTTTGTCATAATTGATTAGTTTCATATCTGTGATGCGCTCCTTTTTGATGCGTGCTTTAATTGCGTCAATCACTTCATCCGGTATTTTCGTCGTTTCTTTGGCTTGGAATTGCGACAATATTTCTTTGAAATGATTCAGCCTAATATATGCAGTATATGATACTTCATTTGGGGGTTCTTTGTTTGTCGGCTTTGAACTATCTACAATATATGTTATAAAGTGGCCACAATTATTGTTATTGCAAATCATAATGCCTTCTTCGTCTTGCGGGATTAGCTCACCTTTATTGCATATTTGACATATATCCATACTAATAATATAGTCTTGTATTTTGTATGCATCATTGTTTACATTGTTCCAGTATTGTCTATATGCGGTTCTAGTATGTGACGAGATATGCGGCAATGCAATGCCAACACTTGATATTATTGAAGGAGATACTTTGAAGAATTGATTCAGTGCATTTGTATTCTGGTTTTTAGTATTAGCATCTTCAGATATTTGCTTCTTCTGTTCAAAATAATTGAATATATATTTAGAGTTATTGAGTAAATATTGTTTTTTACTAGTTTTTAATTTACGTAATTCATCCCGGATTTCGGCGAGTCGGTCTTTTGCTTCCAAATATTTTGTAATATTTTTCTTTTTTAATCCCGATAAAGATGATTTGATTGTAGCTTTTTCTTCAGTCAGTTGTGGTATGATTTCGGTTTCAATAGTATTATATTGTTCTAATAATTGAGAATGTTTTAAATCAATAGAAATATTGTTATCATATGTTTGTGCTTGAGAACACTTTTTAGACATTTTCGTTTTACTGTTGATAAATAGAAGGTTGTCTTTCTATGTTATTTTGTTGTGGAATGAAATACGGTCTAAAACCGAAAACGGATTATTCGCACACTGTATAATAACAAATGGGATTTAATATAGACGATTGTCATGACAAACCAAAACTTCTACAAAAGTTCATATTTATAATGAATGCATTGGACGATGGATGGTCGGTAAAGAAACAAGATGACAGATATATATTTACGAAGAAACACGAAAATCGCCGAGAAGTATTTGATACGAATTATTTAGAAACTTTTATCACTACAAATATGTGCGTAGATACTGCGTTAAAACGGAAAAACTGATGCGTTATAATGTAGAAATACCGTTTGAATTGTCAGCGTATTCCCTTTGAAGTTCAATAACTTTAGGCAAAAAATGTTTAGGGGTTTTTTTTAAAAATACAAATAATACAATTAAATGCAATTATTTGAAATTATTTTCTTTTGTTAGTCTATAAGAATAAAGTTCTAAAATGGCAGGTGGTTTAATGCAGTTAGTCGCCTATGGCGCCCAAGACGTGTTCCTTACCGGAACCCCCGAGATTACTTTCTGGAAGGTGTCCTACAGACGCCATACCAACTTTGCGATGGAGTCCATCGAGCAGACCTTCTCCGGCCAAGCCGATTTCGGTCGCCGTGTGACTTGCACGATCAGCCGTAATGGTGATCTTGCCTACCGCACATACCTCCAGGTTACTCTTCCCGAGATCAACCAGGATTCCAACGCCGCTGGTGAGGTGTACGCCCGCTGGTTAGACTGCGTGGGTGAGCAGCTCATTGCCCAGGTTGAGGTTGAGATTGGTGGTCAGCGCATCGACCGTCAATACGGTGACTGGATGCACATCTGGAACCAGCTCACTCTTTCCAAGGAGCAACAGGCCGGTTACTACAAGATGATTGGTAACACCACTCAGCTTACCTACCTTACCGACCCCACTTTCGCCAACGTTGATGGCCCCTGTGCCGCCGCCGGTAACTCCAAGGTGTGCGCTCCCCGCAACGCCCTCCCCGAGACCACCCTTTACGTGCCCCTCCTTTTCTGGTTCTGCCGCAACCCCGGCCTTGCTCTTCCTCTTATTGCCCTCCAATACCACGAGGTCAAGATCAACATTGACTTCCGCCCCATCGGTGAATGCTTGTGGGCCGTGAAGAGCCTCAGCCCTTCCGCGTCTGGTTCCCAATCCGTCCAGACCGCCTACCAGCAATCTCTTGTTGCTGCTTCGCTTTACGTGGACTACATCTTCCTTGACACCGAGGAGCGCCGCAAGATGGCCCAGAACCCCCATGAGTACCTCATTGAGCAGCTCCAGTTCACTGGTGATGAGTCTGTCGGTTCGTCTTCCAACAAGATCAAGCTTAACTTCAACCACCCCTGTAAGGAGCTTGTGTGGGTTGTGCAGCCCGATGCCAACGTTGACTACTGTGCTTCCCTCGAGAAGGACGAGACTCTTTTCAAGACTCTTGGTGCCCAGCCCTTCAACTACACCGATGCCATCGATGCCCTTCCCAACGCCATCCATGCGTTCGCCAGCGAGTCCGGTGTGTCCGGTGCCGATGCCTTCGTCACCAACGGCCTCTTCCAGCTTGATGGTGTTGCCAACGGTGATGCCGGT